ATTTTGAAAGGCCAAATGGTGATACAAAATCTGATGATGATACTAAAAAACCACAAGATACTACTAATCCATTAGAACAAGAAGTATTTACAGAGCCATTAGGTGAACCAACAGACGAAGATTTTAATCAGAAAAACGAAAAACATAGTGTTAATAAAAAAATAAATTTAGAAGCAAAATTAAATGAATTAGGAATTGATATTAATAAAGTTCCTAAAAAATATCTAAAAGTTTTAGAAAGAATGTTGAACACCAATTTTCAAACCGACTCCCAAGGAAAAGTAATTAAACCTATCTCAGAGTTAAGTCATTTCATATCTGAAGGAGGAGCAGGTGAAATTCGCTCTCAAGCAGGTGAAATATTAACAATGATTGGTTCATCTATGCAAAATCCAGAAAGAGAGGAGTTCTTTAAAGCAATTGAAGAACATATAATCGAACAGACTACACCACCTAATGCACCAACTCAAGAGGAATTAGATGGTGTAAATAGTGTTGAAAAATTAAAAGAATTACAAGAAAAATACCCAAGTGTCAAATTAGATACAACATCAAATAGAAAAAGTGCTAAAGAAGGAAAATTAAAAAAACAAAATTTTTATAAAAATAATAATGTTTTAGTACAATCTAGTTGGTTAGACGCTGCTAGAAAAAATAATAAAGCAATCGATGACTTTTTAAAAACAGAGATGGGTGATGATTATGAAATAGTGGCATCATCGTGGGATGTTGACGAAGAAGCAAAAGCTCTTGGATTACCATTAGACAAAAAAGGAAAATCAACTGACTCATATATTAAGGTTAAAGATAAAGATGGAAATGAAAAAATAATACAAATATCTTTGAAAAAAGATGGTCAAATCAGATTAACTAATTCTTCCCCAAGTAAAACATTTGGAACTAGGGAATTAACTGATGAAGAAAAACAAAAGTTCAAAGAAAATGCAGCAGATATTGGTATAGAAGATGTTGATGGTGATGGGGAAATTTCAATTGACGACATTGATGAATCTAAGTGGACACAAAGGCAAAATCAAAAATATTTAGATTTCTTCAATAAAGCTGATAAAAAACAAAAACTCATCGAATTAATTAAAAGTGGTGAATTGACAACAAACCTCAAAAAATTAGGTTTAGACCCAAACTCAGATGATTTTGAAAGTAAACTTGAAGCATTATTATCAGGTAAAGGTAAAGCGAGAGACAGAAATAAATTATTACTTGAAGCTCTAAAATCAGTTGATGGTGGTGACGAAGTCATCAAAGAAATACAAGAGGCCACCGAAAAAACACTTAATAATATTGTCAGAGCTATGGAAGTCGACCCAATCAAAGAAAAAATGTTAAATAACATACAAGAGAGTTTACCATTGAGAGATATTGTTGAGGGCAAGGAGGTTATGATGGTCGGTGATATTTCTATGGACAAAAGAACTATGAAAAAATTATTTGGTACGGATAACTTTGACGAAGTTAAACAAAATTTAAAAGTTGATTTAAGTAAAAAACCACCAGTAGTTAAATATGTTGCCGGTGAAGGTGAAAAAGAAATTATAATTGCCACCATTGGTGTCAGAGAAGATGGTAAAAATTATGGTAGTAGTTTGAAATTTGAAATGAATTTATCAAAAGATTTTGAAAATCAAGCAGCTGAAGCTCATAGAGAGGTTCACAACTAATGAAAACACAACTGCTTTGCACATTCACGAAAAGAAACCATTTCAATGAAACCATAGATGTTATCATAGCTTGTAATGAAATAGTATTTAACAAAATTTATGTTTTTCAAAACGAGAAAGACCATCATCAATTGATATGCACCTATAACGTCGAGTATGATGAGGATTTTATGCAAGGCATTCCTGACACCATATCACTTCATAGAAAAAAGAATACCAATACATTATACACGATTAACGCATTGAATGATTTGATTCGTGAGTTAAATGATGGTAAACTTGACAAAACATTTCCAATCAATTGGGAAAACTATCGTAACAGCTTATTATTAACAAATGAGGATGGACTTAACAAAATACCGACAAGAATTTATTCTATAGTTGATGTGAAAACATGGGAGAAAAAAGAAAAATAAAATTGTATTTTCACAATATCAATTATACTTATAAATGTATCAGGTTATACTGATTACCAATTAACAATTAACAAATTAACAATTAGGAGATAAAAAATGGATTTAAACGCAATCAAGAATCGTCTTAATCAACTTCAAACAACAAATAACAGAACTTCGAATCTATGGAAACCTCAACCAGGCACTCAAGTAGTTAGAATTGTACCTTACAAATTTAACGCTGATAACCCTTTTATTGAGTTGTATTTTCATTATGATTTAGGTGGTAAGAATTATCTTTCACCGGTTTCATTTGGTCGTCCTGACCCAATCGAAGAGTTTGCTCAAAAACTTAAATCAACTGGTTCTAAAGAAGATTATCGTCTCGGTAAAAAGATTGAAGCAAAAATGAGAACTTTTGCTCCAGTGGTGGTACGCGGGGAAGAGAATCAAGGTGTTAAGTTTTGGGGATTTGGTAAGACGGTTTATCAAGAACTATTATCCATTATCGCAGACCCAGATTATGGTGACATTACAGACTCAGTAAATGGTCGTGATGTTGCTGTAGAATTCAAAACTGCTGAGGAAACAGGTAAATCCTTTCCTTCAACATCAATCAGAGTAAAACCAAATCAAACTCCAATAACAGAAGACGCTTCTGTACTTGAAACAGTCATGGAATCTCAAAAGAACATTACTGAAATTTATCAAGAACGTTCTTATGATGAATTGACCGAAGCACTAAATGAATATCTAAATGGTGATTCATCAAGTGACGACGAAAGCAAGGAAGAAGTTAAAGAAACTGCATCTGTAAGTTCTTTTGATAAAAAAGAAACTTCAGACGCGTTTGACGACTTATTCAATAGTTAATCAATCAAGGGGAGTTGAAGACAGGAATAAAACCGCCTGCTTAGTGTTACCGGCTACTCCCCTACTTTTCTAACAATTAAATTGGAGATAATTTATGTCAACAAGAGATGAATTAGCGGGTGTTCTGGCTGACACCATAAATAAAAACTTTAAGGATATGAAAGTAGCATATTTCTTAGATGGGACAGACACAACACCAACAGACATAAAAGATTTTGTGTCGACAGGTTCTACAATGTTAGATTTAGCGATATCTAACAAACCTAACGGTGGTATAGCCGTTGGTAGAATAACCGAGTTAAATGGATTGGAATCTAGTGGTAAATCATTACTCGGTGCTCATATGTTAGCACAAACTCAGAAAAAAGGTGGAGTTGCTGTGTACATCGATACAGAGACTGCTGTCAGTACAGAGTTTTTAGGTTCCATAGGTGTGGATGTTGAAAGTATGTTGTATCTACACTTAGAAACCGTCGAGGATATATTCTCAGCTATAGAGGAAATCGTCACAAAAGTAAGAGAAAGTGACAAGGATAGATTAGTAACTATTTTAGTTGATTCTCTTGCAGCCGCATCAACAAAGGTTGAAATAGAAGCTGAGTTTGACAAAGACGGATGGGCTACATCAAAAGCAATTATATTATCAAAAGCCATGAGAAAGATAACTCAAATGATTGGTAGACAGAAAATTGCTTTGGTGTTCACTAATCAACTTCGTCAAAAACTCGGAGTGATGTTTGGAGACCCTTGGACAACAAGTGGTGGAAAAGCGTTACCATTTCATGCCTCAACTAGAATCAGATTAAAAAATACTGGACAAATTAAAGACAAGAAAAACAATAACATCGGAATGAAGATGAGAGCACAAGTTATAAAAAATAGACTTGGCCCTCCAATGAGACACGCTGATTTTGAACTTTATTTTGAAACAGGTATTGATGATGATGGTAGTTGGTTGAAAGTCATGAAAGACCATAAACTAGTAAAACAAGGTGGTGCGTGGTACACCATGGATGACCATGAGGGTAATGAAATAAAATTTCAATCTAAAGATTGGAGTGAACATCTTCAAGATAAGGAATTCAAAGCTCATTGTTATCAACTCATTTGTGATAAAGTAATCTTAAAATATGAAAAAAACTTTGGTATTGATGACGTTATCATAGAAGAGGATGCTAGTGAGGAATAAAAAATATCTTTCAATATTAGATAATATTAAAAAAGATAAGAGGTCATTGGGGGACGGGAACCCAAATGATAAAGTGCTCATAATAGATGGTTTAAATACTTTTATCAGAGTATTTTCAGTTATACCAACTACTAACGATGATGGAATTCACGTTGGTGGAATAGTTGGTTTTCTAAGGAGCTTAGGTTACACAATCAATATGTTTAGACCCACTAGAGTCATCATAGTTTTTGATGGTAAAGGTGGGTCTACCCGTCGTCGTAAGTTATATCCTGAATATAAACAAAACAGAAAAACAAAGTATCGTGTAAACAGAGCATATGATTTTGCATCACAAGAAGATGAAAAACAAAACATGATAATGCAGTTACAACGAGTGGTTGAGTATTTAGAGGCTCTTCCGATAACTGTATTATCTTATGATAATGTAGAAGCTGATGATACAATAGGTTATATTTGTAGACAAGTATTAACTGAATCCAAAATTACAATAATGTCTACGGACAAAGATTTTCTTCAGTTAGCAAACGGAAGAATAAAAATTTGGAGTCCTACTAAAAAGAAAATGTACGATGAGGATACTGTTCTTGAAGAGTTTGGTATTTCATCTCACAATTTTATTTGGTATCGCGTAATCGATGGTGATAAATCAGATAACATATCAGGTGTTCGTGGTTTAGGTTTAAAAACAATACAAAAAAAATTACCGTTTTTGAGCGAAAATCGAATAGTTAATATAGATGAGGTAGTCAAAGAATTACCTGATGCAAAAGAGGTTATAGAATTAAACTACAGATTAATGCAATTGTCAGATGTAGATATTTCAGGAAATACCAAAACTAAGATTATAGAAAGAGTTAGAGAACCAATTAATCGATTAGTAAAATATAAATTTCAAAAAATGTTTTTAGAGGATAAATTATATTCTGCGTTACCAAATCTTGATAGTTGGTTATTAACTAATTTCAATCAACTTAATATTTACGCAGAGAAAACACATGAGTGAAACTTTAACACAATTTGGAACATCATTCCAATCAAAAATTATAGCTTCATTGTTGGGTAATATAAAATTTATACAAACCATAAGTGATATATTGAATCCATCTATGTTTGATTCAGATTCAAACAAATGGTTGGTTAAAAATATCAAAGATTATTATTATGAGTATAAAAAACAACCTACACTCGAAGTTATAAAATATAAAATTGATGAGATGGATGATGATGTTTTAAAATCAGGTGTGATAGAAAAACTAAGGGACGTATGGAAAAACATTGAAGCTTCTGACTTAGAATTCGTTCAAGAGGAAACTTTAGATTTTTGTAAGAATCAGACCTTAAAAGGTGCTATACTAGAGTCGGTTGACCTTTTGGAAAATAAAGATTATGATGGTATAAAAGCCATTATCGATGAAGCCATGAAAGCTGGTAGTACAAGAGATTTAGGACAAGATTATATTGAGTCACTAGAATTAAGACTTGAGGAGTCAGCTAGAACAACAACCAAAACACCATGGGATGTCATAAATGAAATTATGGATGGTGGTCTAGGTCAAGGTGAGCTCGGTGTTGTGGTTGCTCCAGCTGGTATTGGTAAGTCTTGGACTTTACAAGCTTTGGGTGCTGGTGCATTAAAAGATGGAAAGACGGTTGTACATTATACTCTAGAGTTAAACGAAAACTACGTTGGTTTGAGATATGACTCTATCTTTAGTGGTGTAACAACGGCAAATATCAAATACTACAAAGAGGACGTACAATCCAAAATATCTAACTTACCAGGAAAACTATTAATAAAATATTTTCCAACTAAATCTGCCACCGTTCAAACAATAGGTTCACATCTAAAACAAATAGAATTGAGCGGAGTAAAACCTGATGTGGTGTTAGTAGATTACGCTGACATATTAATGTCAGTTGGTTCTTTCAAAGAAAAAAGGCATGCGATTGGTACAATATATGAGGATTTAAGAGGATTAGCAGGTGAGTTAGAAATACCCATATGGACAGCGTCACAAGCTAATCGTTCAGCACTAGAGGAGGATGTTATCGGAGCTGACAAAGTTGCAGAGGATTATAGTAAAGTGATGACAGCTGATTTTGTCATGAGTATGAGTCGTAAGGTAGAGGATAAGATAGCTAATACAGGTCGTTTTCACGTCATTAAAAATAGATTTGGAATTGATGGAGTCACGTATCCAGCCACTATAAATACTAATATCGGTCAAGTTCAAATCTTTGAGGGTAGTAGTCAGTTTGGAAAAGAAGCTCAAAGCAAGATGAATAATAGTGAAGAGTTTTTAAGACAAGAATTAAAAAATAAATACAACGATATGAGCAAAAATGTGGACGGTTTTGAATAAAATTTTAAATTAAGCACAATATATATTATATTTATGATTGTTACAGGAATAAGATTACGAGGGAGTTTATTAAATGGAAAAATTTAAGTTATCGGAAAAGTTTATAGACAAGTACAAAAGGAAGAAGGCACCTTTTGGTTTTAATGGTCTTGGTGAATTAGTTTATATGAGAACTTATTCGAGAATTAAAGAAAATGGTAAAAATGAGAGGTGGTGGGAAACCGTTCAGAGAGTCGTTGAGGGCACATACTCAATGCAAAAAAATCACATTGAATCACATCAATTAGGTTGGAACGCTTGGCAAGCACAAAAATCCGCACAAGAAATGTATGATAGAATTTTTAACATGAAATTTCTACCACCAGGACGCGGTTTATGGGCAATGGGAACACCAGTTACCGAGGACAAAGGTTTGTATGCGGCGTTAAATAATTGTGCATTTGTATCCACAAAAACACTAAAGGAAGATTACTCAAAACCATTTTGTTTCCTTATGGACGCGTCTATGTTGGGTGTGGGTGTTGGATTTGACACTAAAGGTGCCGGAGAGATAGTCATTAAGGGTGTTGATAAAACAAGAAAAACAATGTATGTAATACCTGATACTCGTGAGGGTTGGGTAGAATCTCTTAGATTATTATTAGAGAGTTATTTTCATGGACAAGCTGAGGTGAATTTTGATTATAGTAAAGTTAGACCAGCAGGAGAACCAATCAAAGGTTTTGGTGGTGTAAGTTCTGGACCAGAACCACTAGAAGAAGTACATGAAAGTATCAGAAAAGTTTTAGATAAAAATAGTGGGGAACCAATCACAATCACTACAATCGTAGATATTATGAATCTTATTGGTAAGTGTGTTGTGGCTGGTAACGTGAGAAGAACTGCTGAGATTGTATTTGGTGACCCACATAATGAAGAGTATTTAGATTTAAAAAACTACAAAGTAAATC